TTGTGCAGTAGTTTCATAATCTTTATATTCTATAACATTAGGATTTATACCTGTTGCAATTTTTTCAGCTACTCTTTCAGGACTTTGACTATAAGCAATTACTTCTTTTAAAGCAGTTTTTTCTGCTGTTGATAAATCTGCTTCAGTTCTATCTTGTTCAGGATTAAAAAACTGTCTTATATTTATAGGTAATAAACTATCGCTATCTATTTTTTTTGTTTCTCTTGATTTTTTTTTATCAGTTTGTTTTGATTTTTCTTTTGTTGTAGTAGGTTTGTTATCCGCAAATGGATTTAAACCTGAAAAAAATTCTAATAATTTTGGATTCTCTCCAAAAGGTCTACCTGTCATAGGAGTTGGTGAGCCTTTTTTAAAGTCAAATAGTTTTAAAGTTTTACCAGCTCTAATTTTATTAATATCTTTAATATTATTTAACTTAGCTAAATACTCAACATTAGTATTATACATTTGAGCTATTTCACTCAAAGTATCACCTTGTTTAATTTTATGCTCTGTAGGTAAAAACATTATCTTTCCTCTTTAGTTTCACAGCCAAATACGTTAAAACTCATATCAACTGCACTGGTATAAACTTTTAATACATCTGTTTGATTTAATGTAATCCCTAACACTATGGCAAATGAGTCGTTAGCTGCGACTGATTTATCATAAAAAATAAATTGTTTATCATCTGCACTTGCACCACCTACATGAACACTTAGTCTAAATGTTATTGCAGAACCTGTTCTGTTAGCTGCAACTATTGAACTGACTGTAGTTTGAGTCATATCTGGCACAGTATATAAGACTGTTGTGGTAGTAGCTGCTGGGTCTAATTGACCTAATACTTTTAAATCATCAGCCATGTTTCATACCCATTAATAAAAACTGATGTTTTTTAGATGCTTTACTAGTCACTGGTGACTGCATTTTTTGTACAGTTATTATTTTATTATTTAAATCAGCAATTGCCTGTTCTAAAACTCTTCTAGTAATCGCCTCATTATCTGTGTCGTATTCTCTAGTTGGTAAAGGTAAAGCTATAGTTTTTATATCAGCCATTAGCGTTTTCCATCAGGTCTTATTTCTAATCTTAAATCTCCAAGTCGCCAACCAAAGTCGTTTGAACTATTGGATATTCTCAATGCTGCTTGCCTACTTCTAGTTCTTGTATTTGCAAAAGTAGAACTTGGAGTTACATCAACAGTTTGTAAAGTTCCTAAACTTTCTAAAGGATAGTTTCTACCTTTTATTGTAAAAGTAACTGTGTCTGCAGTAGATTGTTGATCTCTAAATTCTATATCTGGTATTAATTTTGAAATAAAAGTAAATCTTTCGCCATCTGGTGCAAGATCAAAATCACTAGATTCTATAAAAGCAGAAAAATTACTACCATCGTTACCATGTCCACTCTCGTGATTATATAAATAATTTAAATTAGTTGTATCATTTTTACTAGCTGCTAAAGGTAAATTTAATGTTGGTGCATCATGCCAAGCAGTTCTAACGAAATCATCTGCAGTTGTACCTATAGACCAAACACCTTCTAAATAGTTATATAAAACATATCGGTCTATTTCTGTACTAGAGCTAGAGGGATAAAACCATATAATTTCATTTACGTTTTCATTTGAACCTGCAAAAACTTTATGTGCTTGAGTTAAGTTTATATCTGATAAAACATAGTCTAATACTGTACAAGGCAATCTTTCTGCAGTTCCTGAGTAAACATAAAAACCATTACGATCCATAAAAAATACTCTGTTGTTAGCATTTACCATAGCATTAGGCGATATTATAGATGGTCCTGTTGCAACTTCAGTAAAAGAAAAAACAAAAGGTTCACCAACAAAACGCATTGAAACAATACCTGCATCTGTCCAAATAAGTATTTCTTGTCTTGTTCTTAAAGCTCCTATAATTGTTGAGCCTAAAGATAATTGTACTCCACCTGCTTGATTTGTTGCTGTCGGTGTCCAGTCAGCTGCGTTTTCAGTATCAGAAAATCTTACTAATAAAGGATCAATTGCACTTGAACCTATTGGATTACAACCAAAAGCTATAACGTGCTTATCTATATCTGACATCATTATTTGTAATACAACTGTTGGCACATTACTAGCACCACTTAAACTTGTTGCATTGACTGCTCTATTACCTGTACCAGAAGATTGATCCCAGTAATAAACTCCACCAGCTCTAACTGCAGCTATTGTGTCATCGCCAAAATTATCTATTGACCATAAACGCAATTGATTCAAAGGTGATAAATCAGAAGATGAACCAAAAGTACCTGCACCCCAAGTATCTATACCCCAACCAGTGCCAGGCATATAAACATCTAAACCTGTATTAATTTGATAAGACCCATCTACTCCAGAACCACCATTACCACTATCACTAGAATTAGCTGTAACTTCGCTACCTGTAGTATCTTTAGCAGTAAAGGTATAGGTATTTGTACCTGTTACAGTATCTATTTGATATTCTTGATTTAAAACAGCTGCAGTTATAAGTCCACCTAAAGAAACTGCACCAGATAAAGTTACAAAGTCGCCATTAACTGCTCCATGATTTGAGTCAGTTGCTGTTATTGTGCTTGAGCCATTAGTTGCAGCAAAAGTTATACTATTGGTACTAGTTTTTCTTATAGGCGTAACATCATGTATAACATTACCTTCTTTAGCATAAAGTTTTTGATGTGTGCCTAAAATTGTGTAATTAGAACCATTTGATGCTCTATAGTTGTATAGCTTCCTACAAGTGCCTATAAAACTATTTACTGTATTTTTAACCCAACCGCCTATACGTTCAGGTCTGCCTTTTCTAAATCTAACTTTATCAGCATCAAACCAGCCACCCTCATTACTATAATTAGTACCTTCTTTATTTATACCTGGTTTAAAAACATATTTAGCTAATGGCATAGATTAAACCTCATGCCAATCTTGACCTTGAAATAACATAGCTTCTGCTTCTCTTCTTCTAATAAGACCATCTAAAACTTCACCACCTGCTTTGTTCCATCTTTTTATTTCAAAAGGTACTTTTTCAAATTCTGCTTTATTCAAACATTTCAACATAGTAGATGAAGATAAATTAGAAGGACCTAAGTTATAAGTCCAAGCTACTAAAGCATCAAACTGACATTGAGATAAAGGCACTTCTACTAGTTTTTCTACATACTCTTCATATTCTACTAACTCTTCATTGAGCCATTCTTCGGCTTGTTCTTGTGTGCAAGTGTCACCTTCTTTTACATTTTTAATTCTGCCGTAAGCTATTGTCCACCTTTCTGCAGGACATAAGTATGCTTCTAATTTACAACCTTCAAATTTTTTTATAAGAGCTTTGCCTTCTTCAGATATTTTCATATTACTCCCCTTTATCATTTGTAGTAACTTTTCTATAGTAAACCACAACTTCTTTAAGTTCATTTATATACCTCTTTAACTCTTGTGTATTGTAAGCCATTAACTCATAGTCAGGTACAGACATAGCTAAAAACACTACTTTGCCTTGATCTTTTTCTATAGTAGCTAAAAATTCTTCTAGGTTTTTAGTTGAAACTACATACCAATAAGGTTCTTTTAAATCTATTTCTCTAGGCAATATAGGTTGAACAATAGTTCTTTCTAATGGTTTGCTTATAACTTCTACTTGTTTAGTCGGTATTAGACTGCAACTGTAGACCATCATCAAGCAAATCAATATTACGACTGATTTCTTCAATACTCTCAAATACATTTTTAGTTCCTTTATTTACTCTAGGTTCTATCAAACCTGGTTTAGCAAAAGCAAGTTTACTCAAATCATGCCTTTTAAATACATCTAAATAGCGTTGCATTTCTGCTTCATACTGTTGAGTTTTAGATTGTAATTCTAATAATCCTTCAGTTTGCAATTTAAAATCATTTTGCAAGCTTTCTATTGCTGCTTTCTGTTCTTTGTCTCGTAGTTCAAAAGCTTGATTTATTTCAGCTAATCTAGAATTTTGCCAATACAAAAAACTACAAGCCATAAATAAAATGCCAACTACACCTAATAATATTTTACTCATATGTATAAATTTTTAATGCACTTATTTTACCTTTGACTAGTATAGGCTCTAAAGTTTTAAGATCATAACCACACAAACTTTCTGTTGATTCACTAATTAGTAAATCTACTTTTCTTTCTTTAGTGGCACTTTCTAATCGTGCTGCAACATTTACTGCATCTCCTATAGCCGTGTAATCAAATCTAGTAGCAGAACCCATATTTCCTATTGCTGCAGGACCAGTATTGATTCCTATACCTATAGCTATTTCTGGTAATCTTTCTTCTTGTAACTCAACAGCTAAGTCATTTATATTTTTAATTATTTCTAAAGCACAATCTACTGCTGCTTTGGCATGATCTTGTAAATCTAAAGGTGCATTAAATATTGCCATCATTGCATCGCCTATATATTTATCTACCATACCACCATGATTTTGTACTGCTATTTGTTGAGCAGTAAGAACTTTGTTCATAATATAAGTAACATCTTCAGGTTTTAATTTTTCTGACATAGCGGTAAAACCTCTAACATCAGTAAATAAAAAAGTAGCT